TGTACCATATCTAAATCTAACATTATCACCAGCAACCCATTGGCCTTCGCCACCTGTTGCTGTAACTTGTTTATTAAATCCTGGTGCAAATTGTACCTTTTGTAGCATAAAACCCTTTATAATACTAAAAGGCCCAGCTTACAAATGAATATCTAACGCCTTTTGTTGCCTCTTTTACTTCGTGCGGATACATAAAGTTTGACGGAAATAAAAGTATGTCCCCTGTTTTTAACTTAATTTCTTTACCTCTGCAATAGAATTCTGATCCTTCGTAGTCTTCATTAAGATTTGCAACAATAGATATTATAGGCACACCTTTCATTTTACCATCAAATATACTGTGAATATGGTCATAGTGTTCTCTCATCATAGTGCCTACAACGTATCGATTAAATCGTATCGGACTAAATTTTGTAAGCCATGGTCCTTGAGTCTTGTCTCCCGGCACGCTATGTTTTTCTTGATATTTACCTAATGCTTTAACAAGATAAGGTGTAATTTTATTTTGTTGTTTCTGTGTACAAGGCATTACATCCAATTCTTTTGTCTCTTCTGATTCAAATGTACCTGTAGCATAATTATTCCAAGTATGTTTTTTCCACTCTTTCTTGTTACATTCATCTATTAATAATTTACATAGCTCTGCTGGTATATGATTTTCTACGTATATGTAATCTTCAATTGTGCTCATTCATTATTCTCCTTAAATCTAAATGGGTTAAACTATCTTCACTGCCTAATGTATCAACACTAAAAGTGTTAAAAGACATACTTAATCTTGCTTCTTTTCCTAAGTTAGTTGGCACACTATGTTTTAAATTAGATGGAAATAATAACAATTCTCCAGTGTTACAAGGTAATAAAAATGTTTCTGAATTTAAATTATTATATTTTTTAGGGTCTAATTTCATAGCACTTTGTATTAATTTAGAAAATTGTATTGGAGGTAATGTTTTGTCTTGTCTTAAATAAAATACACCACTTAATATACTATTAGGATGAACATGTTCGTGATGTTTTGAACCTGGTGGATTTTTATTAGCCCAGCATTGAGTAATTACTAATCTTTGATCTGATTGAGATATATTTTTAGTAAACTTATTTAAACTTTCATAAAAAAAATTTTTTAAATTTTTTAATTCTTCTATCTCTAATAAATAAGTATCTTGAGATTTAAAGTTAGCATTTTGTTTTTGTTCTTTATAAGGTAAAGAATCTACATACTTTATTTCTTTACTTAAATTATTTTCATACTTTGTAATAAGTATAGGTGTTGGAAATATTTGTAATAATTCTTCTTTCATATATAGGATTATACTATATTATTTTAACTTTGTAAACCACCATGTGAGTCTGAACAGCTTCCTCTTGCAGGATAATATTTATTTTCAACTAAATCGCCAAAATCTGCAGCATCGCCTGCCGAAGCAATTGTTATAACATCTATGTTTTTATTACCATTAGATCCAAATATAATTCCTTTTATATCATTAGAAGCAGCACCGTGACCATATTCAGCTGCTGTCAAATCACCAAAATCTGATGCATCACCTGTTGAAGCAATAGTTATAAACTCTATTACATTAATACCGCCAGGTGCACCAGATGTGTATCCACCAGCAAATATACCACGAGTTTGACTTCCTGTTCCAACAGCTACTTTTGCAGCATTAGTCATATCACCAAAATCTGTTGCGTTACCTGTTGAAGCAATAGTTATGTAATCTATTATATTTACATATCCAGGTGACACACCTCCACCCATGACTCCTCTCGTAGGAGAAGCAGTTGTTGCCATAGAATATCTAGCATCTGTTGTGTCTCCAAAATCAGTTGAATTACCAACTGAAGCCATGGTTATATATTCCATAACATTACTTACACCAGGATTATTACCACCTGCCATAACGCCTCTAGTTGAACTTGATAAACCACTAGCAAATTTTTGAGCTGCTTGATCACCAAAATCTGCTGTATTACCTGTAGATGCAAATTCTATATAATTCATAGTTGCTGTAGCAGGATTACCACCTTGAAATATAGATCTAGTTAAACTTGAAGTTGCTGATAAATTTGATTGTGCAGCAGATAAATCACCAAAAGTAATTGCATTACCTGATGTTGGAATAAACATTAATTCAAGTTTTGTTGATGCACTTGGGTTTAACCCTCCAGCTGACAATGCTCTTCCTGATCCAGGCATATAAGTTGCTGATGGACGTTGTATTAAATTATCATCTCCTATTCCACCTTCGTCATTACCAATACCGCTTGTAGATTTTCTAGCTGCCGTTAAATCTCCAAAGTCTGTAAAATTGCCACTTGTAGAAAAAATTGTAAAATCAATTATGTTTGAAACACTTGGATTAGCACCACCTCCATGTAAACCTTTTATTTGATTACTAGCACCTTGTTCAAAAAATCTTCCAACAGTTAAATCATCATAATCACTAAAACTTCCCGTTGTTGCAATTATACATTTTTCGTAAGATCCATTTGCTAATGTCGCTTGTCCATTTGTAATTACAGCTTGTTCATTATTACCAGAAGCAGTGTTTTGATTTTTTGCAGTTGACATATCGCCAAAGTCTGAAGCATTACCTTTTGATGCAAATGTTATAAAATGTGCCGTTGCATCTGCATCTGAACCATCATTACCACCAAACCATACACCTCTTGTTGGACTTGCGGAAGCAGCAGTAAAAGTTTCAGCAGCTTGTAAATCACCAAAATCTATTGCATTACCTGTTGTTGAATAAAAAACTTGATCTATTACATTATAAAAAGATGGGGAATTATCTCCACCGCCAAATACTGCTGTAATTTCATTACCACAAGCTGTGACACCTAATCTACCTTGAGTTAAGTTACCAAAATCACTACAATTTCCTTTAGAATTAAAATTAAAAGATTGAATAGTATTAACAGCGCCTTCACCACCACCAAAAATACCTTTAATTTTATTACCTGCACTACCCATATATTGTAGAGCACTTATTAAATCTCCAAAGTCAGTTGCATCTCCTGTTGTAACTGGATTAACTTCATCAATTGTATTTACAGTTGAACCTGTATTTCCTCCGCCCCACATACATTTTGCAGCCACACCAGTAATGCTAAAATCTCTATTTAATTTATACCGTTCTTTAATATCCCAAATAGCCATTATCTCGTTCCTTGATATCCATCATTTAAACCACCATGCGCCGCTGATAAACCAGCATGTCTATTTACACCACTATTTAAATCTCCAAAATCAGTGGCTGTTCCACCAACATTAATTAAAACAAAATCAATTACATTAGAAGCACTTGAATTATTACCACCAGCAAATATTGCTTTATGAGAATTTGACATTGCAGAAACATTATTACGAGATACAGACAAATCACCATAATCTATTGCATTACCTTGAGAGGCTATTACAATCTTATCCATATTAATTGCAGAACCCTGACCAAAAATACCTATTGTACTACTGGAAGCTCCAGAACTTCCATTTTGAAGAGATGAAGCAGTTGTTAAATCTCCAAAGTCAGTTGCATTTCCTAAAGTTGCTAAAGTCACAAAATCTATAACAGTATTTGCAGGTTCTCCTCCAGCAAATACTCCTCTAGTTGGGCTAGACAAACCAGAAAGACTATCTCTTGCTACAGTTAAATCTCCAAAATCTAATTGATTACCTGTAGATGCAATTGTTAAATAATTAATAATATTTAAATCACCAGGGGAATCACCACCTGCAGTTAAACCTCTTGTGCTGTTAGAACAACTACCAATCATTCTTTGAGCACTTACTAAATCTCCAAAGTCTGCAGCGTTTCCAGCTGCTGCAATAGTAATAAAATCTATGACGTTTGAGTTACTTGGGCTTTCACCTCCTGCAGTTAATCCTCTAGTAATAGAAGAAAAACTTGTATGTAATTTTTTAACTTCAGTTAAATTACCAAAGTCAGATGCATTACCTGTTGAACCCATTGAAATAAATTGAATTTCATTTACAGGGTTATTGTTGTCTGTTGTTCCACCAGTAATTACTCCACGAGCACCAGCAGTTCGCCAATAGCCTCCCATAACAGCGTCATTAACTTCTTTTAAAGTCCATACGCCCGAACAGTCATCGAGTTGCGGGTAGTTCGCCATTTAAAATCCTTAACTTACTTTTTTAGTCCAAATATAAGTAGCCGCTGTGTCTTGATTAAAATCAATTTCTTCACCTGCTTCATTACGATCTTTCCAATCGGATGTGTAGGTATCTAGATATGATTTTATAGCTGCTTTATTTGCAAGTTCACCTAATCCAGTTTCACTTGATCCATCAACAGTTGCACCAATTAAATCCCAGTCTTGAGGTGAGTTTCCACCATTAGCTTTTGGATAGTATCCACCATCTTCTATATAAGTTGGAATAGTTCCATTAGCTTCTAGGTTATATTTTATTATCTTGTTTGCCATTTGTTTTATCCTTATTATCTATTAGTTTAGTATTAAGCGACTCTTCGTCGTACAACTTAAATCCTCTACGTTCTGCAAACTTATTTGCATCTTGTGAAAATTTAGCTGCGCACGCTTCTAACCATTGCATGGTCATTTCGTGTGTAGGCGCTTGGCCTTTTTCCATCATATCATTTTCTAATTTAAGATATGCATAAATTTCAGCTTGTGCCTGTGCACTGTTTATACCCATATCGAAGAGATAAATCAAGTTACCTTCATCAATAACTCCACCTCTTGCTCTGGCTGCATTTAAAGCTTGTTTCATACAAGTCATAACATGATAGTTAGCCTCCTCCTTTTCATACTCTTCTTCCGTAATATCTTCTTTACCTAGTTTTTTAAGGATGCTTTTATATTGATTAGTAAAAAAGTTCATTTTTCTAATGGCTCCAGATATAGAATTTTGTATATTAGACATATTTACTTTAATCTCTAATATTTCCACTTCTAAACGATCTCTTTCAAATTCGTTTTTATAATCTCCATCCGCTAACTGTTTTTCTTTCTCTTTAAGCTCTATTTCTTTTTTCATCATTTTAAGATGAGCTTCCTCTAAAGCCATTCTAGTTTTATCTATTTCAGCTAATGTATGTTTGACTGATCTCACAGGAGTAATAGCTGTAACATCTAGCATAACCCCCATAAATTGTGAGTGTGATTTATAAAAATTAGAACTTGATTGTTTTATCGCTGGCAAAGTTTTGTTAATATTTTCTAACATAACTTTGTATTCTTTCTTCACCATTGGTGAGTTTGATATTTTTTGTATTACTAAGTCTTTACTTGACATTTATATTTCCTCCCAGAAATTGCATTGTTTATATTTTTCAATGATACTCTTAGGTATAATTCTATAGGCATCATACTTTTCTTTATAGTTACTTATAGCACCAGTTTCTAGTGTATGCAACCCTTGACCAACTATGGTGTCGTCGTAACTCATGTTGTTTACTTTAAATTGATCTATATTATTAAAGTCATGTTTAAATTTTGGTATATTTAAAAAATTGTACACACCATCTATTGTGTTTTCTGTGTCTTTTATTAAATCATTAAATTTTATTATGTGGTATATTTCTTTAGGTTGTTGATCTAATAAATGTTTTATACCTATTAATTCTTTTACAATTTGCCCATTTTTACTCATTAACATATCACATTTTTGTTCAATAGTTATGTTTCCATATTTATTAACAAATGAAGTAGGTTCTTTTTCTGACCATGCAATAAATGAACCTAACACTTCTATTATATCTCTAACAAGAACTATAATTTTTATATTAGATCTTGTTTTTTTTAAAAATTTTAAATTAATAGGATATCCCCAAGGTGCTCTATCTATTATATAGCTATAATTCCAATCTTTATAATAATTTTCAAAAACAAATTTTGCTACATTATCAAATGATTTATGATCAGGAAAATTTTTAAATAAATCTGTGCGTTTAAGCATAAACAATTCACCCATCATATCAACACAAATACTATTTGCTGTTGCTGCAACGTTAGGGTTTTGATTCATAATAGAACTAAACACGGTGTTTCCTGCTCGTGGTAATCCATGTAGGAAAAATATTTCTTTCATATGTGGAACTATACTATACTATTTTATCTTTAGAGTCCACCATGTCCATTAGAAGCAATTCCAGCATCTGCTTCAGCACCAATCATATCGCCAAAATCTGCAGCATCGCCTGCTGAGGCAATAGTTATGTAATCTATTGTCTTAACAAAAGTTGGTTCGTATCCCCCTAAAAACACTCCTCTAGTTGAATTAGAACCTAGACCATTACCAGGGTTTCTTCTAGTAGCTGTTAAATTTCCAAAATCTGTCGTATTACCTGTTGAACCAGTAGTTACATATTCCATAGTATTAACAAGTGATGGTTCAATACCTCCACCTATCACAGATCTTGTTGTTGAATTAGCGCTTCCTGATGATTGTCTAGCAGCAGATAAATCACCAAAATCAGTTGCATTGCCTGTACTTCCAATTGTTATATATTGTATTACATTAACATTTGATGGTGTTGATCCACCTAACATTAATCCTCTAGTGTTACTCGCACCTTCTGCTCCAGCAGCTGTTCCCGCTGTTAAATCTCCAAAATCAGCTGCATCACCCGCAGATGCAATTGTAATATAATCTATAACATTAACTCTAGTAGGTGTTGCACCACCCATAAATACACCTCGTGTATCATTAGATACACCTGATGCTGAAAATCTGTTATTAGTTGAATCTCCAAAATCTGCAGCGTTTCCTTTAGTTGAAAAAGTAATATAATCTATATTAGCTTGCGCTGGAGTGTGTGTACCAAAAACTCCTCTTGTAAAAGAACCAAGACCAGTGCATCCTGTACCATCACCACTTTTAAGAGTTCCAAAAATTGCTTCACTACCTAATGTAGATACTTGTATAAAACCAGTGCCTGTTGTTCCAGTTCCAGAAGTATCTGTAGCTCCACCATAAGTAACACATAAATCACCTGTTACAACTTTCCCTGTTGGTGAATAAAGTTCTGGGACTCTTGGATCAAATTCTGCAAGACCACCATGTCCATTTGAAGTTCCATGGTGAGCATGCGTTGCTACTGTTAGATCACCAAAATCTGTAGAATTACCAGTTGATGCAATAGTGATATAATCAATTACATTTTGTGAAGCATCACTAATATCACCACCAGCAGCAACGGCTCTTGTTTGATTAGCTGCTGCTGATAAAGAAACACGAGCTGCAGTTAAATTTCCAAAATCGACCGCATTTCCATGTGAACTCATTGTTACATAATCTATAACATCAGAATAATCACTTCCAAAACCTCCGTGTATAACTCCTCTTGTCGAACTACTTGTTGCAGCTGGTCCATATCTAGCTAAACTTAAATCTCCAAAATCAATTGCGTCTCCTGTGGATGCTATATTAACAAAGTCAATTGTATTTAAAGCTCCTGGGGAATATCCTCCAGCAACTATTCCTCTTGTTGAAGAAGAAAAAGTGCTAGTGCCCCATCTTGCTACTGTTAAATCTCCAAAATCAACTGCATCACCAATTGATGCAATAGTGACATAATCTATTACATTTCCAGCACCTGGTTGTCTTGAACCAGCAAATACTCCCCTTGTATTATTTGCCAACGCATTAGTTTGTCTTCTTGCTACCGTTAAATCTCCAAAATCAGCTGCATTTCCAAGAGTTGAAGAAGTAACATAATCTATAGTATTATAAGTAGTACCAGCATTGTGTCCTCCACTCCATAAAGCTCTAGTATGGTTACCTGTTCCTCCTAAATTATCTCTTGCAATTGATAAATCTCCAAAATCAGTTGCATCTCCTAAAACATTAATTATTACAGATTCTATAATATTTTGTGATGCACCCGGAGATGAACGATTTCCTCCTCCTATTAACGCACGCACACCTGCATTAGGCCATGTTCCTTCTGTTTTTTTATTTTTAGTAATGTCAGATATTTTCCAGATCCCTCTGGCGTTTGTTTTGTCAGGATAACTAGTAGCCATAGCTTAGTTCTCCTAATCTGCTAGGGCTTCGTATGATGTTACAAACTCTAGTGTTGAACCAGAAGAAGCACCGCCTCTAATTAAATCTGTTTCTTCAAGGTAAAATGAATTAGTTTTGTCTATAATGTCTACAGCTGAATTAGCTGGAACTGTAATTTCATTTGCTATTTTTTTATGTGTTCCACCTTTTTCAATATCTATTGTACATGTCGCATCGTTGTCTGTTACATTAGTAACCCTAAACACATTTATTTTATAAACGTGTTCAGCTTCACCAGTAACTAAAGTTGTAGTTAAAGTTGTTGTAAGATCACCAACAATTGTTTCTGCGTGAATTGTTGCTACGTTTACTATATTTGGTATTGCCATAATTTACTCCTTTTACCCAAAAACTAGTGCCATTGCAATAGCTTTTCCTGTTGATGCAGCGCTAGAATTTGAGTTTACATATGTTATTAAATCTGATGCTGCAACTTGAACCATGGTTCCATTGTCATTAACCACGAATCTATCAGCATCAGCTAAAGTCGTAGATGTAGCAGATGTTCCACCATCAACTATATTTAGTTCTGCAGCTGTTGAATCTACTGCAGCTAATTTTGTAAAATCTGCTTGTACTAATCCAGAAACACCATCAAGTAAATTAAGTTCTGCCGCTGTTGAACTAAGAGCTGTGCTTCCTAATGTAAGTTGACCATCTGGCACAATAAGACCTGCAGCACCATTAAAAATTAAATCATCTGCTGATGTGTCCCAAGTAATATTAGCTGAAGCTGTATCTCCGTAAAGTATTACATCATATCCTTGATCATTAGCACCTATTGTAAGTGTT